TGCTTTTTGGCAGGATAGCTCGTTGTTAACCCCCCGCATTGCTGCGGATCTTGCAATTACTTGCAAGTTATAACAACGGCATGGGTCTCTCTTCGAGAGGGATTTCAGATTCCCTGAGCGCTTCCCAAGCGCCAGAGACCCTAAGATACTGTCTCGACGGCGGTATCTGCCCGCTCTGATCTGAAACATGGAAAGTTGAAATCCTGGACCGCTTTTAAGTATCTACTAGACATAACTATCTAGTAGAGTTAAGCGGGAGGAAATCACTCTTCTCCATGATCCACTGGTTGGGGGCTGACACCCCTCCTCCAGTAGCCGGATATACTTCAATGTTTCAGAGCGCCCGTGAAGGCGGTTAAACATACGAAGACGTCACTATATTCAATATAAAGCTTCTTCACAGAGTGATTCTGTGAGTCAGTTCCTTATATTTCCTAAACGTTCCCGCGAAAGTGAGAGAAGAATCGATTTCCACAATTGTGGGTCAATTCAAATCCCTCTTGCCGCGAGGTAACGTCCAAGCCGCTAAAGTTTTTAAACTCCAGAGACTTGCAGTGACGCGTTTTATCTCCGGGCAGCCCATCGACCTCGAGGGCATCAAACAAGATAAAATTCTATTACCAAAGGTATTACCCCGAGGTCTTAGAGATTTAATCGAGTTAGGTGACCCTTGAGCCATACGGTGATCGTTGACATTGTTATCGATCAGTCGTGCGCTGCTTGGAGGAACGCCAGTGGACCTAACTACTATCACAAACGAGGATACCCATGATCCGACAGCAATTTCGGATTATGAGATTCTTCGCTTTTGACAGTCGTTAGGTAGACCAAAGCTTCAACATCAATGAAAGGAGTTCCATTGATCCGTTAAGGCGGGTCCAAACGGACCCGGTCTGCAAGGAGCCCTAGCCGATTTATATAAGATTAAGGAGAGCCCATGGTTAGTGGACTCTTTCAAAATCTTTTATCCGGAAGAAGCTCCTCTGTGGAGACTGTTAAACTCCACATCTCATCCTCATCTTAATCTCTTACTTCAACATTTCTCAGTCGTTCCAAAACGGCTTAGGAAGTTGAGCGTAAAAGATGACAGAGAGGCTAAGAGCAGAATCTTTGCTATCCTTGATTACTGGTCACAGTCCGCCTTAAAGACCTTACATAAGGAGACTTTCCGTCTTCTTAAGAAGCTCCCAGGGGACTGTACCTTTGACCAAGGACGTCTTTTAGATGCTTTTAGCAAAGATCAAAACGGTCACTCATACCACAGTATAGATTTGAGTGCAGCAACCGATAGATTCCCAATCTTAATACAATTGCGAATACTAAGGTTACTG